CGTGTAAAGTCATCATTTTGAACCCATTCTTTCCATTGTTCCAACTCGTCATCATAAGCACCGCCCCTAATTACGTTGTTAGTAGTGGAAATAAAGAGCGTACCCTCATTTTTTGCAAGCCCCTGTCTTAAAGTGATAAGCGGGTTCTTTTTGAATGCACCGAACTCGTCTATAATTATAAGCTGTTCCCGTCCACCGTCTAGTGTGTCCTCGTTACTAGCATAGATAGAAATTTCTGTGCCTTTACTTTTCAGAATTGAATTATCTTTAACAAGTATTTGCTCTTGGTTTAATTTAAATTGATTACGGAATTTGTTGATTATAGTACCTTTACAGTTACCCATAGCCCGAAAGTGTTTCATCAAGATTTTTTGTGCTTGGTCTTTTTTCGTAGCCATAAGAGCAATAACCGCATTAGGTTTAGGAAAAAGGAATAACTCAATTAAAGCTATCATAACATCAAGGATAGACTTAGCATTTGACCGCCCTACAATTACAACACACTCACGTATATTATAAGGAGTACAGTACATAATAGTTAAAACAGCTTTATGATAAGGTATAATTTTAAATCTGCGGTTATCAGGTAAAGTCATATACTCCTCAATGAAATTAAAAATCTTTTCTGCTTTGTCGTAGTCTATCTGATGTTCGATTTTAGCAACTTTCAATTTCAATAAGTTTATCATTTCGCCATTTTCTGCCTCTGTGCCTATCCATTCTTGTATTTTAGATATAATTATCACTCCTTTCTCTAAAGTCTTCATACGGCTTAAATAAGCCCTTGTGCAAGTAATCTAGCATAGTCTATCATATCGCCTGAACGTTCCATTCCCTGATGACAAGAATGGCATAAAACCTCTGTAGGAACATCTATAACTTCTTTTCTAAAGTCATTTACTTCTAGTAACCCGTCTTTCCATTGAAGAGGTATAGAGTGATGACAAATTAAATGTTTTGTACTCCAGCACCTCTCACAATGTCCGACACGGTTTTTTTCGCTCTGCGCTTTCTTTATCCAGCGAGGGTCATTATATAGTTTATCCTTTGTATAAATCAACGCCTATTCAATCTTACCCCATTTCTTTCTAACTTGCTGTAAATCTCGTTTGCAATTGCTCTACCGTCTGCATTGCTTTGTACTTTAATTTCAATAGTCGTATTAGAATTATCTTGCGTTCCAATAGTTGGGCTTGTTGTTACGTTGCCTAAACCGCTTGGAATTTGCTGTGTAGCACGTTCAATAGCTTTTGATTGCCCAGCGAAAAATTGTAGGTCAAGCGGAATTTTACCAGCTCTTGAACCTAAAATCTTTTGTTGTAATCGTTCGTTAGTTTTAAGATTCAAAGGCTCTACAGGATTCACAGCCCAACCAGTCCAGCCACTAGACCAGCCATTTTTACCATTAAACCCTAAGACTTTACCGATTAAACCGCTCTTACCAGTTACACGATACAACCCGCTTACTACATCATCAATTTTATTTGATACATCAGATAACCAGCTATAAAGTCTTGAAAGTTCTCTAATAGCTCCACCAATTTCACGAACAAAGCCCATGATAGAAGAGCCATTAACTTTATTAAAGAAGTTTTGCACTTCCTTTTTAGCGTCCTCTACAGCACCCTGAAACTCTTCTTCTGACACTTTACCGTCTTTGTTCTTGTCAATGATTTTTACAAGACTTCCGACCGCTTGCCCTGCCATTTGTCCGAGTTGTTGCCCGACTATCATGCTCATTTCAGTAGCGCTATTACCCATATTAGCCATGTCAACATCTACATCACTCATACCTTTTCTAAAGCCCTCTAGTGATGAAGTGTTAAAACCGTTACTAATCATTTCACGGATTTGACCCCATGTGCTAGGACCAGCGCTTGCTAAAGTTTCCCCTTGTGCTTGGAAAATTTGTAAAGCTCTGTTCATTACTTCCGTGTTAAACGTTCCGTCTTCCATAGCTTGTTTAAAGTTTTCCATTGTAACAGTACCGCCAGAAGTTGCGTTCATAGCGTTTGTTAGTTTAGTTGCAAAATCATCTCCAAAGACCTTTTTGAAATCATCTACAGACAATTTACCAGCTTTTAACTCACGTTTAACACCACCAGCTGAAACTTCTATACCTTTCATAGCTGTTTGAGCCTTAGCCATTTTAGTCGCCCAGTTATCGCCAAAAGTATTAGCTAGTAAGTCAGCACTAACTTTTCCCTCTTGTAATGCTTTAGGCAATTCTTCCGCTTTAATACCAACATTTTGAAGTTCGTTTGCCGCTTGAATTAAAGTATCACGGAACTGCGCACCAAGTGCCGATTGCATCATTTGGTTGAAATCTTGTGCATGTAGAGTTCCTGAACCTAAAGCCTGTGCTAAACCGTAAGTAAATTGTTTTTGTGTATCCATTGACAGCCCTAAACTATCCCCGATAGCGTTAATAGCATTAACTGTCTTATAGGCTTCATCTCCTGAAATTTTCATGTAACTGGAAATCATAGCCCCCAACTCGTTCAAGTCGTTACGCTGTGACTTTAAAAGCAAGTTACCTTTGTCAATATGACTGTTAAATTTTTCATACCCTTTAGCACCGTCCGCTAGTGTAGTAGATAGTGTTTTTTGTGATGTGATTTGTTTATCATACGTTTCCATTAAACTGTTACCGTAAGACTTAGCTAGGTTTGTAGCTGTACCCACAGCACCCGACACCATACCCCAAGCGCTAGAAATACCTGTAACAATATTCCCCATTTTAGACAATGAACCCAAAGCACCCGAAATTCCTGATGTCAAACGGTTAAGAAATGAAGTTGTACCGCCTTGTCCTTTAGTGCCAATTTGAGCCATTTCCGTGCTAAGTCGTGTAGCAGAAATTTTCGCTTTTGTCAACTGGTTTTCTAAGTTTTGAATTTGCTTAGGAGTAGCATTATTCATCTTAGCTTGTGCCAAAGCCTTTGTAAGGTCATCTACGTTTTTCTTTGCAAGTTTTAGGGCTTGTTGTGTAGTTTTTAACCCTTTCTCTTGCATAGTCACAGAACCCGTTATTTTTGCGTTCTTGTTCGTTTCTTTAGCTAGACGACCAATATTATTAATTTCAGTCTGTAACTTCTTAGCATTCTTAATAGAGCCATTTACATCAAGTTCTGTCTGTACTATATATTTTTCTTTAGCCATTACTTAATCAGTCCTCTAATCTTTCTTTTTACTACTTGCGATTTGTCGTTATACTCATGTGTAGCTTTTACAAGAGTTTTACTATATCTTTGATGTAAGTTACGGTCATGTAACAATACGTTTAACATTCGCCAGCTTTCGTCTTTAGCTTTGAAACCATTAATAACACCAATATTTCCCGACTTTAAAGAACCATAAGAGCGAGTGATTTGTTTCTTGACTTTCTTAGTATCAAACTTAGCTCTATATCCTGAAAAGTCGCCACCTTTTAGGCTTTTTCTTATCTGCTTTGTTTCTGATAAGTTGCTTTGATGTATTTTTACTATACCTTTCCAAAGCTTTTTATTCGTTTCCTCTGTGAACTTTTGTACATCTATATTGTTTTTGGTTGCCACAATTTAACCTCCACATGTTCCGCATTGTTTAGCTCTTCTGCGCTTGTTTTCTTCTTCTCTTTAGGAATGAGTTTAGAAATTAGCGAGAAAGTCCAGCCTAAAGGGCGGTTATGATATACTTCATAAGGAACTTTTAGGGCTGTCATAGCTGAAATAATAGCCAGCGTTGTAATCTCTGCGCTATTGCCCTCTGTACTTTCAGCCTTTACGCTTTTTTTGTTACGTTATCCAATTGTTCCAAAAGGTCAGCAACCGTCAAAGGCAAGCGTCCACCGAGTAAAGCAGATAAAATTTCTGTTTGTGTATATTTCCCGTCAGCGCAAGCCCAAAAGAAAATAGTCAAGTCAGAATAGCACTCTGTATCAAGTGAACCAAAATAAACTCCTTTGTCTTCCATACGTTGCAAAGCGTCAAAATTAAAATTAAAATCTTCTTTTTTCATTTTCATTGTGTAATTCTCCTTTGTGTGTAATAATTAAAATAAAAAGGTGGGAACTCTTCCAAGCCCTCCACCCTTGAAATTAGACTGTAGCTCCCTCAACATCTTCCGCTGTCAATGGCTTCAAGTCTGAGAACAATTTTTTGAATGCTTTGGCTTTCTTGCTTGTTCCTGTGTCTAAGTCACTATCCAAAATAGCAAACTTAACGAACATACGTTTTTTACCTCCGAGCGTAAAATCGCCTGATGTAATAGTAGCCTTGTGTTCGTACTCTTTACCTGTTGGGCTTTCCTCGTCTGCCTCTGCTGTATCACTTGGACTTGTAGCTTGGCATTGTGGATAGAATGTTACTTTGTAGCCTGTGCCGTCGTCATCACGGTAACGCTCTGCATAAGCAAAGCCATAAGGCTTGTAATTAGCAACATCATCAGTCAAGAACTCTTCTTCTCCGTTCTTAATAGAACCAAAACCAAGAGCGTGTGTTGCAAACTCGTTAGGCATGTCATAAGATTTCACTGTGATTTCAGTAGTCTTAGCACCTGCAATAGTACGATAAGGAGCATTAAAACCAGCATAAAAGTTAGTATTCTCCTGATTTACTTCTGTTTCAATTCCACGCAAGCCAGCAATAGCAGTACCAGCCTTAGCCCCTGTTGGGTCAGGGAAAAACACACCATACCCTAACCCGTGGGTTAATTCATTTTTAGATTCATAAGCCATTATTAAGCAGTACCTCCAATTTTCTTAACAACACCGTTTCCGAACCAACCGCCAGCAACTGACAACGTGCCGAAAACTTTCACTTTATTTTTACGAACATCTTTTTTGATGACAATTTCAGGAGTTAACGAACCAATAAGCAAAGCTGTATCAGGATTGATTACAAGGCTCTTGAAGTTATCAGATTCCGCAAAGTAATCAACTTCAAAAACTGGAATAGCAAGAGCAACAAAGTCATTATCTTTAGTTAACATAATGTCATTAATTCCCTGTACATAATCGCCAGTAATTGCCTTAGCTTTATCAACCAAACTTTTTTCAACTTGTTTATATAAATCACGTGTAACATGTTGCACCGCTTGTTGAATAGCTTGTACTGTAATATCTCCAGCGTCATCAAAAGTTACTTCCGAGGTTAAACCGCCATTAATAACCTCTGTTTCAAAATTTACCGCCTGTTTATCTACCACTTGGAAAGATTGCAAAACATTAGCGTCTTGTACCTTAACACGTGCAAGCAAAGGGAAAGCATTGAAGTCCTCCCCTTTAATTACACTTGTAATAGTTTCTTGGTAGCGGTCTGTGATATTAAAATCAGCCACTTACTACCACCTTTCTATTATTCGCCCGCTTTCTTTGTAAGGAATGCTGAACGGTTTTTACCACGGATTGAACCACCGACAAGAGTTTCAGCCAACCATTGCTCAACGTTATAACGTAGGTCAAAGTCGTTGTAATTATCCATGTTCAAATCTCCGATAAGAACGAACTCGTCAGGGTTATAAACCGCCACATCTCCGTCTTTCATCCATACACGAGTTTCAATAGTTACAGCTCCGAAAGATTGAGCAATTTGCGCTTTAGTAGCCAACTCATTGAAACGGCTATGTCCGTCAGTTCCTTTTGCTTTACGTAGCTCTGCATAAGTTTTAGGTGACATTACAATAACAATGTTGTCAGAAATTGAACATTGAGCAACACCGTCAGTAATACCCTCGAACAAGTCAGTATATTCAAGTTGTGGAGTCCATAAGTCAGAAGTAGCACCTTTCAAACCGTAGATACCATTAGACCCGTCATTTTTACCGTAAATCATGTTATACTCAATTTTTTGAATTACCAAGTTAGGAATGATTGACATAACATACTCAGACAAAGCACCAGCGTCATTTACACCTTTAACAGTTGCTTTATCCATTTCGAGGTAAGCCTCTGCCATTTGAGGACGCAATGAGCGTTTAGTAGCTGTGCTAGATTTTTTCTTATCTGAACCAGCAACAAACATTCCCTCGAGTCGTGTATCGTCCACACCGTCCTCAGCAAGAGTCAAACCTTGAAAACGAGCTTTAACAGCACTATCATAGATACCAGATTTTTTAGCGTACTTAGAAGTGATAGACCCGAGTGAGTTAACCACATTCAAATCTCCAGCGTTAGTAAATTCACGCAAGAAACCTTTTTCAGGCATTTCTGCCATTTTTTCCCCGAGTTCACGCATGAAAGTCACTTCTTTGTCTTTAGGTTCTTCACGTTTCATATTTGCTTCATTTTGCGATTTAATTTCAGCAAGTTCACGTTTCATTTCTTCCACTTGTGCAAGTGCTTGTTCTTTAGCCGATTCAGCTTTCGCAACCATTCCAATTACATCAGTTAAATTTTCCATTTGTTCGTTTTGTTCCTCTCTTGTTTTTAATACTTTTGCACCTTTGTTACTTGGTTTAGGAGTTAGTGAAACTTCCTTAATAACCACATCTCTATAATAGCCTACTCCGTCAACTTCTCGCGCTTTCATATCCCCAGCATTCCAGCCGATAGATAAGCCAGCTTCATCAATTGAACCTTGGTAGGCGTCTTCCTGAACGTAACCCGTAAGAATTACATTATCGTCTTCTAAGTGTACGAACCCTGAACCGATTTTTTCGTTGTGTCGGTTTAAGATGTCAACACCCTCGCCAGCATTAGCAATTGACTCAATTACTGTCTTGTGCTGGTCTAGCGTTCCCAACGGATTCGCTATTCCCCTTAGGGCTTTGATTCCCAACTGTATTTCCTCCTTTTGCTGTTGTTGAAATATAAGCCACAAAATTTTCTTGGTTGAAAACAATGTTCTTATCGTGTTGTTTCAATAATGGCAAAATCTTTTGAATGGTAAAACTAATAATAGTTACCTCGTTAGACTGCCCATAGAGTAATTCTCTAGGTATTCCATATTCAGCCAATGCAATTTCAATTGATAGGTTTGCGTCATTTTGTAACGAACCTGTGTATTCGGGTTGAATTTGTTTAATATCATCATCTTCCCCAATTACTGAAACACCATTAAATTCTCTAGCTAAATCACGTTGTTGCGTCAGTCGTTCCCTGATTCTATCCCAGACTTCTTTAAGACCACTAGCAACTTTTGTTTTCCAGTAAATCTTAATCTGTGCCTGACTGTCTAAGCGTCTTCCTATACCATTACTAGCCATTCCGAACATTTGCCCGAACCGTGTCGGGTTTGCACCATAGAACGGATTAAGTAATAGTTCCCAGCTTTGCGCTCTGACTGTTACGATTCCCCTATTAGGTTCACGAACAACAATATTAAAGCTGTCTGCATTCACTCTAGTAGCATAATAGCTAAAGCCTTTTACTTTGATTCTATAAACCTCTTGACCTGTCAAAGCCCAATAAAATAAATCATTGAGTTCATTAGCTCTTGAATAGTCCACATTATCAAAGTAACTTACAAGACCAAGCATTTTTCCTATAAGTAAATCAGTCGTAGGATTACTTACGGTAAAAGTTGAAAAAGAAACATCTTCAGGCTGACGGAACAAGTTGAATAAACTCATTCTCTAGCCTCCTTTTATTTAAATTCCCCTGTCTTCATGTCAATAGCTTTTCCAAACTCTAATTCGATTTCTCGAACAAACATAGTATCTACAGGCAAATTGAGTTTTCCGAACTCGTTTTGGTAGTTACGTAACATTCGAGTAGTGCGAACATGGCGAACACTTACACCGTCTGAAACATACCAATGTTTTTCTTTTCCTGCGTTGTCAAGTCCTTTGATTAAGTACATTTTAATTTGTTCCTTTCTTACAGTTACATTTTGAACTGGTTTATTAAATAGTTCTAACTCTGCTTTTCTGCGTCTTACAAGACCCTCTAAAGGTTTGCCACCAGCATTTACATACTTAGGCAACATACCCGCAACATATTCATGACTGAAAGCTTTCCAACCGTCAGCAACAAATACATTACCGCAATTATAAGCTAAAGACACAAGAGCGTCAAACTCATTCTGATTTGCTTTGTTCTGTGTATAGTTTTGAACCATAGGAGCATATTTACTATTTAAGTCCTCTACCAGTTGTTTATCAGCTTGTTCTTGCGTCCAAGTCACACCAGCGGGAACACCATAGTGACCCCAGCCTATTGTGTACATAGCCTCCCACGGAACGGGCTTATAAGAAGTTAATCGGCAACCCTCGAACTGTTTAATTAAATTAATACCATTATCTGATACTAGCATTTACCACCCCCTAAGCTTTCAGCATACAGTAAGATACCGTAAGCGTCAGCTGTATTATCATTTTTAGAACCTACAGGCAAAACACCATGTTTTACAGCAAGCTCTATACTTTCCTTTTTGCGTTGTTCTCTCTTACCAGTAATTAAATGATAAGCGCACCACTTAGAATTATCAATAAAAGTAAAACCATTGAGAAGACCGTCCAAAGCACCAATTAGCATTCCATTGCAATTTGCTAGGTTTATACTTCCTTTTCGACTTCTACCCATGATAGGAGTTTCAATTGCCATGTGGTAGCCCTCTAGTCCTTCTTCTTTGATTAGGTCTTTAAGTGCCTCGATTACCGTGTAAGTTCTTTCCCAAGCATTTAATTTTTTATTATAACAAAAGATAGTTCCAGCAACTACATTACCGTTTTTATCTCTGTAAGCATAGCCTGTTCCCTCGCCCTGTTTAGAGCCTGTAGAAAAGTCTATGGCAAATATTTTCGTCATTGTTACCTCCGTTTAAATCGGCAAAGAAAAAGAAGTGACAATAGCAAAATGTTCTTTGTTAGAGTAATCAACATTCACTCCATAATCTTGAACTAATTCTATAAAGCCCAAAATTTCATGTAGCTGTTCTTTACTTTCAGCGTAATAAACATTTTTTTCAGCCATTGCTTTTACCTCCTCTTTACTTGATGAATTAATTATACCATTGATTTTGACCCGCAATTTTAACAGTTACTACAAACAACTTAAATATTTTGTAACCGAAAAATAATATATTGCTTATAAATAGCATGGTTGTCATGTTTATGAATTGTTTGTACATTGTGAACACGTGAAAAATCAAAAAACATGTGCTATAATAAATTTACAAGATAAAGCTATGGCTAGTAATTAAGTGTGAATGCCTAAGGCTTGTATATATCTTCTTAGCGTAAGCCTAAGTGAAAAAGAAAGGAAACTTTCAAAGCGAGCTGAAAAAGCAATGAAGCATTTAAACCCTGATTACTTAAACCCCAAGTAAGCCTAAATGGTAATAGCTTATAAAAGTTTGTAGTGTTGGTTTTATATCATGGATAGCGGATTGACTTTATAAGTGAAATTGTTCTTTCATTAAGAAACAGGGTTGTGCTGATTAGTTTATGCCAGTTCACAGCACGTAAAACAAACGAGCGGTACAATGCTGTAACAAGAGCTAGCCACGAACTCCTATTACTATCTGTTAGAATCTCTTAGCATTGTATGACAGGGGGGAAATAAAACTGTAAAATAAATGTATATAGATAGTAATTGACAACGAGAAAAGAAGTGATATAATAAGAGTATAGAAAAAGAAAAGAGGAAAACAAAATGATTTATTTGTGGGCTATAATTACTGTAGCTTGTGGAATCTTAGCTACAATTAATTTTGCTGGACTTTGGGGAATTTGGTTTTTAGCTTGTGTGCTAAGTGGTATAATGGAATATATAAGTTTAATGAAAGGATATTAAAATGATTTTAGCGGAAGTATTTGCATTCGCCTTTTTATACTTTTTAGTTTTGATTGGTGTAATTATGGCTGTTTGGTTTATAGTTTTATTCAAGGAGGTAAATTCTGATGATGATTAAAAATTTAATTGCTATTTTGTTATGTGTGTTAACACTTAGTTGTGTTGCTTTGGGTAATACTCCTTTAAGTTTATTCTTTTTGATGTTGCAAATTATTTACATGATTATTGTATTAGTGGAGGCTTTTAGATAATGTTAGAAAGAATTATTTGGAGTATAGCAATTTTAAATGTAGCCTTGTTTGCGTTTGGGTTTACTTTTATCGCAAGTATTTTATTTTGGGTAATGGTTTCACTAATGATTATAGATATTATAGGAGGTTAAAGAATGACAATTTATGATGACTTAAAAGCAATTAATAAAGATATTGCAAAGGCAAAAAATATTAAATGGCAAAAAGCAAGAGGGGAATACTGGGTGGTTCGTTTAACTAATATCTATCCTGACTATCATGTTTATCTTTCTTATGATATTACATCAGGAAATTTTGAGGTGCAAGCTTTTGTAAAAGCGGGTGTTTTGTAATGAACATTTTCGATAGAGTAACCACAGCAAAGGCACTAAAAGAGCGTGAAGACTTTGGAGGTTCGCAAGCGTGGTATGTTGAAAATGTAATACCTAAAGGCACGCTATGTTATATGATAGGAACAGAAAAGAGTTTTAAATCTACTACAATGTTAGACTTAGCCCTTTCTATTTCTAGCGGTTCAGATTGGTTAGGAGAACACACAGAACAAGCCAAAGTGTTATATATCCAGCCTGAAAATACCGCCATAGTCGAACACATGAGGCTGAACCATTCACAGCGAGAAAGTACCGATAATTTACATATGCTTATGTATCAATTCCAAATAGATGATACAGACCAACTTAGAGGCTTATATCGCTATATCAGAGAACATGATATAAAAGTTGTGATACTTGATAACTTAAAGGACTTACTAAGTTCTCAGGACGCTTTGAACGACATGACAACAGCGAACGACATTATCAAGAAAATAAATAAAATGAAAATGGACTTTCAAGATGTTACTTTCATTATTACACATCACACAAGTAAGGCAAGACTAGAGCAGTCATATACTGACAAAGATTTTACAGTTTTGCCCTCTATGGGTTTAGGCTCTTCTGCTTGGTCTGCCTCTTATGAGGTATGTTTGACTTTAAGCCCTAAGAAAGGTAAACAGGGAAATTATTCAGTATTAACAGTCTTTGCCCGTAACTTCCAGTATAAAAAGCGTGTGTGCGTTGGTTATGTTGCTGACACATTCACTTATATTTATCCTGATGAAATAGAAAGGAAAAAGAACAACCCTAAGCAAATCAATGACTTAGAAGAAGAAACAGGAGATATACAGGAAGAAATAAAAGCCTTTGAAACAGCTTTGAAACAAGTTAATAAAATAACAATAACAGAAGATTAACCACTTTGTAATTGACAAGGTGGTTTTTTTGTTTTATAATTAAGTCATAAAGTTAAGGAGAGCAAAACAATGAAAACAAATATAGAGGTACATTTAAAAAATGGAAATTACTTATCTAGTAAATTTTACGAAATAACTTTTCACGGCTTGTCATTGCATGGTAGAGTTGAACAATTTCTTTATGAAAAAGGAGTTTTAGAGTTTCAAGACAAAGAAGATAGTAATGTGTGTTATTATTTCCCGTTTGAAAGTATAGAACACATAGAAGAAAGGAAAATAAAATAATGGCACTAGCAGAAGAACTTTTAACACTAATCGCAAAGAACCAACACGAGAAAGACCCTTATAAAGCTGATATGCTACATGAGTGTTTAACAGCAGTAATGAAGTATTACGATAAGAAAGATGATAGATTATTAGATACAACTCTTGAAGTAATTAACTCAAACCTATCACAGAACCTTTCAATTAACGCTGTAACACCCGAAAACATAACGGAAGATATAATAGACCTCCTAACTCCTAAAGACTTACTACAGGCTCAAATATGGCTTGTAATGAGAGGCAAAGGAGAATGTAACGAAAATGAAAAACAAAGGTTACGAAAACTTTATATAAAAGTAGTTGACAAACTAAAAGGCAAAAGTTATAATTAATATATAAAATAAAGAAAGGAAGTAATTGAAATGAAAGTTTGGCAAGGTGCGTTAACAATGTTTGTAAGTTTGGTTTTACTTGGTACTGGTGGCTGTTACTTAGCTAATAAGAACGTGCCTGTGCCTGAACAGCAAGAACCCGAACAACATTTACAATTGGAAGAAGAAAACAAGGAAATGGAGATTATTACAGTATGATTGATGTATATATTTATTTTAAAACTGGTAAAGCACTAGAGTACAGCTTTAGCGATTGGAACAATTTGAGTAAAGCAGTTAATGAAGATATTAAGCATTATATCCGAAATAACAGAAAGTTTGAAATTCATGTAATTCCACCAGAGGGAGAAAGGATTATTATTAATTATGGCTATTGAGAAAGTTGTTTATTATTATGACGACGGAACTAAAAAAGAATATCCTCCCCGCTTGTCAGCTTTAGAACAGCTAGAGGAGTTTAAAACATCAAAAGCAGATATAGCGGATTTGTATGAGTTCTTACAAGAGCATTTAAGCCGATTTGAAAAGAATCTATCTATTTGTTTCAGTCACATGGTAAATGAGTTAGGCTTTAGCGATATAGAGGCTAATGAGCTTTTAGACCATTGGTGTGATGAATGGGCGGTAAATAACTTACATATTGTTCTAACTGGTTATTGTGTTCAATGTGGAAACGCAAGCGACAAAGTGTTTTGTAGTGATATGTGTTATCAAGATTATCTAAAGGAGAATGAAAAATGAGTAAAGTAGTGAAATGCCCTAATTGTAAAGATACAAATATTTTTGTAGTGCAAGGCTATGCTTTAGCGGTACAATATCAATGTAAAGAATGTAGAGAATCATTTGTAAGAGAGGTTAAAAAATGAAAGATTATTATGCAAACCAACACGGACAACAGTTACAAGATTTTTTAGTAGCTTTCTCAGATTGGCAATTAAAAACATGGAACTATAACTTTACAATGCCTCAAGGTTTCTTTTTACTCAATGCTTTAAAATATAAAGTACGAGCTGGAAAGAAAGAAAATAACTCACTAGAAAGTGATTTACAGAAGATTGAGGATTATATTATTTTAGCTGTTAGAGCTGGTTTTGAACGTTACGAGGTAGAATTAGAACTTGACAAGCTATTACAAGCCTTTGAAAATTACACGGGAGGGGAGTTTGAATGGTGAAGTATTACGCTTTTAACCAGTCAGAATTTAAATGGTTTGATACTAAAGATGACTTGGCTGAGTTCTTAGGCTGTACAGTTAAATGGCTAGAAGAACGACTACAGCATAAAATACCACAGTCACAAGGATATTTTATTGGAAAGGCGGGAGTAAATGATTACTAGTTGGGAAGATTTTGAAGAATGGAGAAGTGCAAGCCTTGCATACCACAACCATTACAGCATGGCTAATTATAGTAACGCTCTAACTTACTTTGAATATGCTAGAGAGTATTTTAATAAAAATGGTTTTCCTACACTTCCAAAAGGACGCAAAAAGTGGAAGATAGAAGAAATCAGAAAACAAAGAGATGATATAAATAAATGGATAAGAGGTAGAAAATAATGGCACTAACAATTCAACAATTAATTGAAAAACTACAAAAAGTAGAAGACAAAAGCAAAGATATTTATTTTGAATGCCCTGAGGATTTTTACAGCGTTGACGGAGTTTATTTAGACGGTCAAGGAGATATTGCTTTATATAACCACATGTACTCAGATGTTTGCCGTTGTGAAGATTGTAAACAACGTTTAAAAGAATTGTAATACAATTGTAATTGACAAAGTTAAAATAAATTGATATACTTAATTCATAAAGTAAAGAAAGAGAGAAAACAAAATGAATGCAAAACAACTTAAAGAAGTCTTGGCTAATGTTCCTGATGATTATGAGGTTCGATTTGAAGACACTGAAAGCCTAATGGATATTACAGCAGTTAAGATTCAATCAGATAAACGAGTACATTTTGGAGCGTTTGCTAGTGATTTAGAATGTGATTGTCCTTATTGCGACACTTTAGACAAGGAGGTTCACAGCTTTGAGTAAATTAAACGAGTTAATTAATAAAATCAAAGTACCCAAAAGTCAATATAATAAATTTGGCGGTTACTATTTCCGTAACAATGAAGATATTCAAACCGCCTTGAAGCCTTTGCTTTTAGAAATGAACTTGCAAGAAAAAGCTAGCACTGAAATTCTTGAAATGAATGGCGAACTGATTTTGGGAGTTCATATCTGTATAACAGACCCTGAAACAGGGGAGTGCCTAACAGGTGACGGTTATGCTGTTATAGATGTAAACCGCAAAGGAATGGATAAAGCACAAGCAACTGGAGCAAGTCAGTCATACGCTAGTAAGTACGCTTATGCCCAAGCTTTGAAACTAGATGATACAAAAGACGCTGACAGTCTAAACAAAGGACAAGAAAGCAAACCACAAGCTAAAAAGGCTGATAAAGTAATTTATCCAAAGTCAGAAATTGATAAAATGATTGCTCAAAAGAAAATGAGTCAAGACCGAGCAAACCAACTATTTAAAAACGGTCAAATTGACATGACAAAATAAGGAGAAAAATATGTTAACTGTTAAAGAATTAATTGAGGTATTAAAACAAGTTGACGGAGATACACGTGTTTTCTATGAAAGTAAAGAAACTTTCTTTCAACCGTCACGCATAAGAATTGACTTTGAGGGCGATTTGATTCTATATAATGAAAATTCAGCATTTTACTTAGGCGATTGCGATACTATTTTACTTGAAAAAGAAGAAGACTAAAAGGAGATAAAAAAATGGCTATTATTGATACAGTACGAGTTAACGAAAAGAACACACGAGAAGTAAACACAGCAGAGGGTACAAAGCTTGTAATGAGTTACCGAGTATTCCCAACTGATATTTACATTGGCGGTATTTGGTTGCCTAAAAACGTAAGCTTTGGAGATGTGGTTGATATTTTCATTCATGATATTAAATCAGAGGAGAAAGACGGCAAAACTTATTATAATGCAAGTTATCCTAAAGCAAGCAAAAACTTCATGCTATCAGAACAACAAGAAAGCCCTATGCCTGATACATCAATGTTTGGAGGAACAGCACCCGCTGACATTCCAGATAGCGAACTTCCTTTCTAGGAGGTTTCTATGTTCGATTTCACGACAGAAGACTACGAAAATGCACTAGATGTAGTTGACAAATTAGTGCTAGAGGGAAAACCGAACGAGGCTAGACAATGGATATATGAACATGTAATGCCTCTATATGCTGTAGAATACACAAACTTATTAGAATTGGTAGAATTAGGAGAGTACAAAATATAATGAAACTTAATAAAGCAAACTTAGATACAATTTTTAATGGCAAACTTGTTACACTTGGTCAAATTCACGACCTGTTAGAAATTAAACAACACATCAATGTTTACTTGAAAAACACAAACAAGAAATATAACACAGATTTTCTTGATGATGAAGTTATACCGACTGAAATTAAGAATATTATCGTTCTAAACACTCTAGGAAAGCTCAATTTACTCAATGAACAAGCTTATTACTTGCGTTTAATGAGTAATAAAGAACAAGCTGATAAGGTACTGGAAAAGGCTCAAAAGTTCGCAGAAAAGGCTAATTTATTTGATAAAATCGTTCAAATGGCTAAAATTGTACCGTCATTCATGATTTTTGATGATGAAGACAAGATTAAAGACTTAGCTGTAGCACAAGGAGTGACTAACTTGAAATATATGGACTCTAACGGAGTTCAAGAGTGGTATAAAGACCAGCTAGATTACTTAATTTCACTTTATAAAGAGGTATAAAATGGCAGATTTAGAACGTAAAAGACAAGAATTGGAAGAGTTTCTTGAAGAACAAGGCTACACAGTCAGTCAGTCTTTCAGCTTAGAACCACAAGGAACTTTGTTTGCTGATATTCATAAGACACAGATTCCTTTTAATAATAACTTAGCTGTTTATCAGGCTTTTAATACGCTAGAAGTTGATTTAATGGCTATTGTAACACCCGAAACAGAACAAACAATACTATCAACTGTACAGCTCTTAGCTGATGAATATGCTGTAACTAAGAACGTACTGACAGACAACACATTAAATATAACATTGAGAGGTAATTTTTATGATTGAAGACAAAACATTAAATTATGTTCGCTTTGCAACAGGACACAACAACTTGAAAATGGAAGAGCTTGAAGCTTTTACAGAAAATGAAGTGGAAGAACTAAACGGATATAATTCAGACCTACATTATGTAGTAGATGACATTAACACAAATCAAACTTTGCGAGCTTATGTAATTCAAGGCTTGCTGTTAACTCTTCAAACCCGTTGGGGAAATAACTTAGATTATCATGTAAACAAACGCACGAAATATCTTAATAAACTAACTGGAATGCAAGTATAAAGAAAATGTAACACACTTGTAATTGACAAAGTTAAAAAAATACTCTATAATAAATATATAAAATAAAGAAAGGCGGTTCAAACCGTATGACACAAACAAACCCTATCACTCTAGCTAATGAATTTGACTTAATTGACAGCATTCTTAAAGCTCACGATAAGAAAGTAGATAGACTTTTCCAAAAAGCTGATAAAGATAACTTGGAAGAAATGATAGCTTTCACAGGAGAACAGTATGTGGATTTATTCCAAGCTCTAAGTACAGCACTACAAAGCATTGACTTCTCTTTGAATGTAATCAAGAACGAGCATAAAGCAAAAGAGCAAAACCTTTTCTTACAGTCAGCTGTAAACATGTTAAACGCTCATAGCACATGGATTAATGAAGTAATGGAAGAAACGGGAGTAAATAACCCTGAGTTTGATAAACTATCACAAGACTACATGGATATTTCAGGAGATTTTTACCTTGACTTGCACCGAGTAGCAGAAAATATTATCGAACTTACTTATAACTTTGACTAAAAACAGAAAGAAAAAAAGAGGAAATAAAAATGGAAATTACAGTATTATTTGAGTTTGTTTGGGAAGTAATGAAAATGGAACAAGATTTTGCTGAAATGCAAGAGGCTATTGATTGCTTACAAGAAGATATTGACCGCCTTAGTAAAGAACATGATGATTACATGGAAAAAGAAGGACAACGAGTTCAAGACTTCTTAGATGTTAAACAAGAAGAGTTAAACGGATTGCGAGGTTTTGAATAATGGAAGAATTACAAGCTGTTAAAATGATAACTGAAATGCTTTGGAATGACTTAGGAAAGCAAGATAAAAAAGGGTTGATTGAAAGCTTAGAGCAAGACATGGAGTTACAAAAAGAAAGAGGACAGGACGAACTAGCAAAAGGAACAGAACAATATATCACAGAACTAAAATACAGATTCAATAAAATTTATAACTAATAGAAAGTGAGGTTTATTCTCTTCAATTACACGCAAGCCTTTAGTGAAAACTAGAGGTTTTTTTGTTGCTTGGTTGTAGTGAAATGCTACGTTGCAAAAGATAGCCATAGACGCTCATATTTTAGCCACTGTGTGTTGTTTTGGTTGTATGGTTGCTTGTTGTATTAGAAATGCCTATAAATGCCTTAAAACGCAAATAAAGAGCAAATAAATGCACGCTGTTTTCTGATTCCTTTTTTAGAAAAATAGATTCTAAAG